AAGTTGGGACTATCTTCACGGTCATCTACGATGGCACCAACTGGCAGATGCAAAGTCAGACGGGATTGGGCGGAGGTGCGGTCGGGGGCTTCTCGAACCTCCCCGACCCCGACGTGATCCCCCGCGTTTCTGCGGCAGGGGTGCTGGGGCCGTCTGCGCTCTCTGAGAACGGTGTGAAATTCTACACTACCGCTGTGCGGACCTTCGGTTTTGGGCTTAGTACACGCACTGGGAATACCGAGCCAGGCACGGCTAAATTTGTTCTCAATGACCTCGACTTGGCAGTGCTGAATTCCGCGACCTTGGGGAGTGAGCAATTCACGAATGGCGCCCTCACCGCCGGGACCTCCTGGTCTGCGGCTGACGATTGCGCCCTGGCCGGAAACGCTCTGGCCTGCTCCTACGCCGCTGGCACTGGGTCATTGACTCAGGCCAACGCAACCCTGGCAATCAAGATACCAAACTTGACCTGGATGACGTGGACCTACGTGGTCAGCGGGGTCAGCGGGACAGTGACCGCATCCTTGCCCGCTACGATCTGCGATTCGACGGCAGGGCTGTCTTGCGTAGTAGATGTGACCGCTGGTTCAAAGACCTTCAAGTTCAAGACCGTGGCGACTGCCTCTACCGCCGCCTTCGTGACCAACTTCGTTCTGGCCGCTGCGAGCGGATTGACGTTTGATACTTTATCCCTCAAGGAAATTCGGGGCGGGAATGCGTATTTGTATGGGGGTATTTATCTTGCTTCCACGCGGCAGTCTACGCACGGCGTCATATTCAAAGACGGCCTGCCGTTCATCCACAATTATGCTGCCGCCGGATCGGACGGATTAAACACCTTCATCGGCCTAAACGCCGGCAATTTCACAATGGGACCGGCGGGAGGCGCAAGTTCTTTGGGCAGCCGCAACAGCGCTCAAGGGGCGGGTGCTCTCTACAGCAACACGACCGGATACCGCAACAGCGCTCAAGGGGCGGGTGCTCTCTACAGCAACACCAGCGGGACCTACGGCAGCGCTCAAGGGGCGGGTGCTCTCTACAGCAACACCAGCGGGTCCTACGGCAGCGCTCAAGGGGCGGATGCTCTCTACAGCAACACCAGCGGGTCCTACGGCAGCGCTCAAGGGGTCAGTGCTCTCGCCAGCAACACCACCGGGTCCTACAACAGCGCCCAAGGGGCGTACTCTGGATATACCGAAACTTCAGCGAATGCCAACATAACAGGGTCTCAAAACGTTTGGATAGGTTATCAAGCTGGTCCAGGCGTATCAGCGCAACTTGATAATTCCATCGGAATCGGCTACCGCAGCCACCCGGTCGCCAGCAATCAGGCGGTGTTTGGCAGTTCGAGTATCACGAGCACCATCCTGTACGGCCAGGTGGGCCTCGGGAATTCGGCGCCGGACATTGCGTATGGGCGTCTCGGCGCTGGCTCGATGGAGGTCACTTCCGGGGCGGCCGGCAAACCCGCCGGTCTGACAGTTGGCACCATCGCCCTGCAATCCCTCGCCACTCCCACCATCACGAGCGTCACGCCCCAGGGCACGCCAGGAAGCCAGACATGGACCTACACGGCGGAAGCGTGCTTAGCAGACGGCGTGACTTGTAGCGCCCCAAGTGCTCCGGTCAGCACGACAACCGGGGCCGCAACGCTCAACACCACCGACAAGAACCGCATCTTAGTTGGCGCTGTCACCGGCGCGACCTACTACCGGTTCCGTCGTACAGTGAGTGGTGGAACGCCCGCGACCCTTGGACTCTTCGCCGCTACTCTAGTAACGGCTGTCAGTTCCGACGATGTGGGCGCGGCAGGGGATTCGGCGACGCTGCCGACCGACAACAACACCGGCCTGGTGCGAATCTACAACGGAGCAACCACGGTGGGGGTTGGGCAACCGTATATCCGAGGCTCGGTCCCGGTTGATGGCGCTTCAGCCTCCCACAACGCAGCCATCACCACAACCAATCTGCTGGCGGCTGCGGTGGCAGGAACTTACCGCGCTAGTGCGTACCTCCACACCACCACAGTGAGCGCCGGGGCCTGCACGAGCAACGTGACCATTGGGTGGACGGCAAACTCCGGGGCCAAGACTTACGATATGATCTCGGCTCACAGCCATGCCGTCGATGAGGTCAGTTCACAGGGCGTGGCGATTCTCCGTTCGGATGATGCGCAGAACATTACCTATGCGGCTAGTTTCGCTGGAGCGGATTGTTCAAACGGTGTCTATTTGCTGTATCTAGTTCTGGAACGTTTGCAGTAGAGACATGCTTCCACAATCTACCACTGACAACGCTCGGGTGGCCCGTCCACTATTGTACCGCATTTCCAACAAGGAAAACACCATGAAAAAAGCAGCTCTGTTTCTGTTCGTTTCCGTCGCCTGTTTTGCACAGGTGACTTGGCAAGTATGTGTGAAGGTAACCCGAACCGGGGTTCCATCAGAGCAATGTCAGTCCATCGGTCCGGCCACCGTCAACTCCATCCAAGCAGCCATCGCGGATTCCGCGCCGGTTTTGTCGCAGAACGAGAAGGGTGAACAGGTACGCGGTGCGCCGCTCTACCGTGGGGTGGCGAACTTCATCTTCGTGCGCTTTCGCTCCGATGTCCTGCAAAACACGGTGGACAAGTACCCGAGTCCCGCTGTCCAAAAGCTGAAGGACGCGGCTGAGGCGGCTGCTGTTGCGGCCAGGAACGGGGCGGACGCGGCGTTGCCGACCGTGCCTGTGCAGGAGCCATAGTATGTGGAGACTTGTTTTTGTTCCCCTTCTGGCGATGCTGGCCTGGGGGCAGGTCACCATCCCCACCAGGCCGGCACCATAACAAACAGAGAATCATGCCTAACCAGCGCATCATTATCATCACTCCCCCGGTGAATGAGCCGATCACGGTAGCTGAAGTGCGCGATTATCTGCGCGTTCGGAGCGGCAGTATCAGCGATCAGATCTCCCCGGCGCAGTCGATAGGACCGGGGGATCATGTGGTCGCTGCCGCCTACAGCCTACTGGGCGCCTCCGTGGACCTTGCGGGGGTCGCCTCGACTCTTGTGCTCCTGGAATCCGGGACGAACGGTGAGGGCGGCACGGTCGATGTGAAACTCCAGCACAGCGATGCCGGGGCGGTTTGGACGGATGTGGTCACCGGCGCTTTCACCCAGGTAACCGAGGCCAACGATAATGCCACCTACGAGAAGGAATACAGCGGGGGCCTGCGGTACTTGCGGGCGGTGGCGACGGTAGCCGTAGCTACCTGTGATTTCGGCGTGTCCATCATCCGCCAGGCTCCGGTCACAGTGGATGATACGCTGCTGACCGATCTCATCACCGAGGCACGCGAGTGGGCCGAGAAGTTGACGGGGCGGGCCTTCATGCTCCAGACGCGCGAAGCCGTATTCGATTCCTTCCCGGATTCACCCTGCGCTCTAGATTGCGCTCCGATCCTTTCCCCCATCACCACGTTCAAATACAAGGACAGCGCAGGCACAGAGACCACCTGGGCGGCGGCGAACTACATCCTGGAGACCGATAGCGTCCCGCCGCGCCTCTCACTGGCCTACGGTATTTCTTGGCCTTCAGTTGCGCTCTATCCCGTGAGCGGCATACGTGTGCAGTTTACGTGCGGCTACTCTGCGAGCGCGGTTGCCGCGACTCAGCGGGCTGCCGTACCGCAGCCGGTCAAGAAAACCATGCTGCGGCGCATCCAGTGGCTCTACGATAATCGGAGCATCGCCGCCGGCATGTCGCGCTCCGCTGACGTTCCCGAGGCCGTCGAGAAAGCCCTGGCGCAGGAGTTGGGGCCCCATCGGCTGTGGAGGTTCGCGTGACCGACCCCGGCTCGATGCGCCACCGCGTTGACGTGCAGGACAACCAGCCGGTGCGGAGCGCGGGCGGCGCGCCGGTAGACAATTGGGTGACCTGGGCGGCCAGTATCAACGTCAAGATCGAACCGGGCCGCTCACGGGAGTTCTTCGCCGCAAAACAGACCCAGGCGGAGATCACCCACGAGGTGACAATGCGCTGGCTGCCGGGCCTGAAGTCCCGAATGCGGCTGAAGTATATCTCGGCCGATGGGACGCGCTACCTCTATTTCGGGAGCATCGTCAACGTGGACGAAGCCGGGCAGTGGGTGAAGATGATCTGCCGGGAAGCGGTGTAGGTGGCCCTTAACATCAAGATCGAAGGCATGGAAGAGGCCCTGAAGCAGTTCCGCAAACTCGAAGGTGCCTTCGCCGATCAAAAGGTCGAGAGCATGCTGCTTGTGCAGGCGGGGCAGCCCCTCCGTGCGGCCATCGCAGCGGCAGCACCTCGCGGGAAGAAGGGCAAGATCCCCGGCGCCATCGTGGCGAAGATCGGGCGGCGAAGGGCGGGGTTCCCGAGCGTCTATGTCGCGGTGGATCTGAAACTGATCGGCACCGGGGCGGAACAGAGCCGATACCCCTATATGGTCGAATACGGCGTGGCGGCGCACATCAAGCGGGCGATCATGAAGCCGTGGCTCTACCTGTTTGGCTACAAGCGTGTGAAACAGTTCGCCACCAAGGGGTTCGCAGGGCGGAGGTATTTCCGCGACGCCCTGGCCCGGATGCGCGGGCCGATCAAGACGAACGTGACGGCAGGGTTCCAGGGGTTGCTGCGGGATGCGGTGCCCGAGGCGGCATCCTACGAGAGCGCGGGGTTTGCTGACTGAGGATATGAAAATGGGACTAGAGTTCAGATTTATGTCTACCGATGAAGCTCGCGAAGAGAAAGCGCATCTGCTACTAGAGCACCAGGAAGCGGAAGATGAACTGAACATGCTGAAACACCAGGCGGCGAAGCTGGGAGAAGCATTTTTCCAGGCGTTCGGCGAGATGCTCGGCCCGGAAGAATATGGAGATCGATTTCCCGGAGCGGCACTCGGAATGCCCACCATCGAACTGGCACTTGGGGCTGACAAGATCCGTGCCGCCACGAAAAGGTTTAAGGATCTAACTGGCTGGAAGGCTCGACTGCATTTGTGATGACGAAGCGGACTGTCGAGATCGTTGATCGCTGGATTCTATGACTCTGGCGGAAGCAGTCTGCACATATCTCTCAGGCTACGCCGGACTGATTGCCCTGACTGGCCAGCGGATCTACCAGGGCCTCTACCCCGAGAACCTGGAACTCGCGGATGGGCCGGTCCTGGTATTCGAGGAATCGGACGGCGGGGAGTATGTCGAGAAGATCGGGGCCAATCCCACCGCCGCGGCGGCGCAGTACGAATTCCAGGCATGGGCGACGACCGAGGCTTCGGCGCGCGCCGTGATCGCCCAGGTCTACGCGGCGATGGAACACAAGACGGGGCAGATCGGCGGCGCGAGCGGCGTCACCTTGATCGACTGTTTCGCGGACGGCGCCCCGGCGGTCCGCACAGAAATGCTTGGGCCGGACCAGTTCGTCTGGCTGGCAGAGTTCGGATTCAAGATTCTGTATTATCTGTAGGCCCGAAAGGGCAGGGAGGCTGAGATGGCGTATCTGACTGGCGCGGACGGCCTGGCAAAGGTCGGGACCGACACAATTGTCAACGTCAAAAGCTGGACGCTGGATATTGGCCGCAACTTCGAGGACACTACGGCACTGGGTGACTCCTGGGATGAAACTTCCCCCACCACCGGAAGAGCCA